CGCCTAACGTTAATACATCGGTTATTTTACACTCCCCCACAGGGAGTGTTACATTAACCGCCCCGAGAGCGGAGAGCGAATTTATCGCACGTTGAATTGCTACCGTGTCATCGGTTACGCCATCGCACTTGGCTCCCGCATATACGACTGGAACAACGTCGCCAGGGAACGATGCGAGAAAACAACCGGCAGGAGCGCCCCCCGCCCGCGACGACGAGACTTTTAACCTCCCATCCGCGCCGCCCGGACACGCGCCCGGCTGGCCACGGAAAAACAGCGGTTCCAGCGTCGTACCCGGCTGGCCAGCCCAAACGCCGTTAGGATAGGCGTCGTAACGATGGTTTGCTAAATCGGCCGGGCTGCTAACGTAGCTCGGCGAAGGTGACGGCTGCGCAAGCGCACTTCCCGCGAGTAGCAGGCTGGAAAAGCCAGCCAGTATAATCGGCTTCAAAAAATTCATGGCTCGTTCAATCTCCTTTAAACCGGGCCGCTTGGGGAGCTTAGCGCGAATGTGCTCCGGCAGTGGACGCTTGCGATCGTGCCGTTTGATTTTCGACGCATCGAGTTTCAACGGCTCTTTTCCAGTCTCCGTGAACATTAGCCTACCTTAGGAAGCAGCTTTGTGGGTAGCGGGATTGTCGGCAGCGGGCCTTTCAGTAACGCCCAAAAAGCAACCGCGATAAGTACAAGCCCGAGTAGAACAAAAAAGGTTTTTTCAAGCCCTTCAAAAAACCCGCCCATTAGCCGGTTGTAAAATGTTCCGCTTGCTTCACCGCCTACCGGCGCGGCTCCCTCGCTTGTCTCACCGCCCGGCGCAGTAAACGATATGCTTGGCTCGGGCTGCTCGCCGCTCGCCAACGCGGCGGCAAGGCGAGGATTGTGCGGCGCCCACGGTTGTACGCCTCGCGTCCGCAGTAGCTCGGTTGCAACCGCCGTTTGGCTGGCCTCCGAAAAATCGGTGATCCCGAGGCGTGCTGCAATCGGCTCCCAAGTACTGCGCGTAATCTGGTACAGCCCCGCCGCCGTGCTGACGCCGGCCGGGCCGGGCTTGCCCGGCCAGTCTGGGAACCCGCTGGGGCGCAGCGGATATCCTGACAAGTCAGTATTCCCCCAGCCGACAAGCGGCCTGTTGCCACTCTCGTACTGCCGGATTAACGCAAGCTCGCGCTCATACATTACGCCGTCCCGAACCTGATACCGAGATCGGCCGGCGACAGAACGCGGTTGCCGGCGTAGCGCGGGACAGACACAGCCCAATAATCCGCCTGCGTCACGATGCCTTGCGCGATTTGCGCCTGTCGCTCGGCCGATAGCATGCTTTGCATGCCAAGCTGCTCACTCGCCTCAATCGCTCGCAGATTGGTCTGATAACCCAGCGCAGCCATATACGCCGCCGATCCGGCCTCCCGATCGATCTGCGTCCGCGCAACGCTTGCCATCTCGGCAACATTGCGGCTTTCGATTTCGGCAATTTTCGTGGCGGCATCAGCTTGAATACGCTCGACATTTACCGCCGCTTGGGCTCGCAATTGCTCCACCTGCAACGCATTGCCGGTTGCCGCCGCCGCCGCCTCGGCTGCCCAGTAACCCTCCATGATGCCGGGCTGCGCTGACGGCGCGGCCTCGCCCCGGTTCATGAGCCACCACAGAATGAGCAGCCCGCCGACGATTGCGCCGGTCAACCAGGGGTGCGCTTTAATCCAATCCCATACTGCGCCGAGTGCGTCGCTCATATTCTTCCAGTTCCTTATTTGCAGTCCCGCTATGCGTGTGCGAGATATCTCCTAGCGGCGGGGCCGCCCCGCAATAAACGCATTCGCCACGCAGGTATAAACATGATCCCGGCACAATCAGCCGGCATGGTGCAATCGTCCGCGTCATCCCGCGACCCTCGCGGCCCCCGCAACTGCGGCCGCGCTGTTCGGACGACCCAAAATCTGAGCGATCGCCCAAGGCGGAAACAAAGGAGTGCCGGTCGGCTGCACGCCGAAATTAACCATCTGAGACGACCAAAATATTCCGACACCGTTGCGCACGTGGATCGGCTCGCCCGGAAATACTGGCAGCGGCCGTGTCGGTACAATGCCGGCACCTATCGGATTACTGAATATTTGCCCGCCGTAAAACGCATAGGCAGCCGCGCCTCGGTCAAACCGACGCGTAAGCTGCGAAAACCACAATCCGAACGGCGGCACACGGCCAAATTCGGGATTGCGCCGCTCAACCGCTCCAAGAGGCGCGGGCTGGCCGCGCTGACGGCTTTCCGGCCCATTGAACCAGCGATTGAATACGCCGCGCACGCGAGCACGAGGAGGCCCGGCAGACGACGTGGGCGGCACATAACCTTGCGGAGCCTGCGGCGCGGGATCGCGCTGGCCGCGCCCAAACGGGTCCGGCTGGCCGCGCTGTACCGCCTCAGGCGAGCCAAACCACAGCGGGTAATTGCGATTTTGATGCATGATTTACGCCTAATTGAGCAAGCTCGAATTGTAGTAATCGCCAAGACCGCCGCTCGGATAGGACAGGTTAGGCCGGCTCCCCAGCCCGGTCACGGGCGACACAGCAACGGCCAGGGACGAACCGAACGCAGTTCCGGCAGCTTGAATGACGGCCGGCGTCTGCGCCCGGCGCGAAACCAACGTTGCCACAATCGCAACGCCGACGATCGCGAGAGCGATAGTAACAATCGCTTCAACTATACTATTCATCTGCTACAGGTTCCTTTTGTTCGACCTTCGCCAATGACGGTAGCGTTTCGAGATAAGCCAGCAGAAGCAGTCCTGTGCCAGCGAGAACTAGAGCCGCGCCGGCCAGCACAAAAAACGGTAGATAGAAAACTATCGGAGGAATATCGGGGATCATCGCATGATCCCGCCGATTGTTCCACCGACTTCAGTGATCGGCGAAACCGCAGCTTGTATGATCCCGGAAAACGCGCTGCCGACCGATGATATAACATCGGGAGTTCTCGCATTCCGGCTAACCAACACAGCAACAATCGCCAAACCTACGACGGCGGCAGCGATTGCGCCGAAACTGTCGAGCCATTCTTTCATCTCGCAAACGTCCTCATAATGCCGCCGATCACGCCGACCGGCCCGGCAGATGACGCACCGATTGCGCCGCCAGCCGATCCACTCTGTTGGCCGCCTTCAATTTTGATTGGCGCGGAACCAAGCGGTTCTTTTAGCGGCTCGGCGGGTTGTACATTGTAAACACCGCGCACGGCGGCAGGCAGGTCTCTGATCCGATCGAACAAACCCCTATCGCGGAGCACAATCACGATGATTACAAGAAACATCAACGCTCGTGACAGAGCTTGAAATTCCTTTATCATTCCGATCGAGCCGATCGCAAGGATCGCGACCAACATCGGCCAGTATGCGCCGAGATCATTAGCTATCGCCGCGCCGGCCGCGCGAGTTGTACCACGGATGCCCGTGACGATCAGCAACAATCCGATCAGCAAAACTAGAACGGCCATCCCCAATTCCTCGGGTTGAGGGGACTTTCCCCCCAGTTTCGCGGAATGCCTGCCGGCGGGACATATTGCTCGAACGGCACCGTGAGGCCGGGAATGCCGGATGATCCGCCCGGTCCCGGCCCGCTTCCCGGCGTAGTAGGTTGCGCCGCTGGCGCATCTGCCCCAAGCCCCAGAATTGCCATGTACACCGGGACACGGCCTCGCGCGATAATCGTGAGCAACAGGCCCGTGACTAGAACCGTAGCAACCCATGAGGATTGAGACATTGTTTACAGCCCGAGGTTTCGGCCGAACTGCGGAAACCACAAACCGAGAATGTAACCGATGATGACGAACACCGCGATTTTAAGAATGTCGCCCATATCCATATGACGCGCTCCTTAATCGAGATTAGAAAGAATACGGGTCCAAAACAGGACCGCGACAAGTACAAGTCCAACAAGCAGGACAACATGCAACCAGTCCATTTCTTGCCGGAACGGCGCGGCCAGCCAATTAGTGACGGCCTCCCATACGTTCATGGGGATACCTCCTTACCATCCCGCGCCGCTCGGAAGCGCGCCGCTTTGTTCGATAAGCCCGATCACGCCGATACTCTCCCATCCGAGAAAAGCAACTGACCCTTGCCCGCCAACATTCGACGGCCGGATTATCATCTGCATATTGCCGTACTGGTTTGTATCGATCGGCCGGTCGCGAAATGACAGATAATAACCTGCCGCAGGAAAATCGGTCTGGATTTCGTTCCGCCCAAACAGGAACCACGTAAACGGATCGAGCTTAACGATGTTCGTGAAGTTCGCTGACACAACGGAGATATCGTCAAGATCGGTGCCGCGGTTAAGCGTGCCGTTGTTGTCATAGATCATCACGGTTGAGTAATACTGCCGCGAGTTCACGAACGGCACGGCATTATCCTGGTTCTGGACCAGCGTGCCTGAGCTTGTCTGGTTAAGCAAGTACGCGGAACCAAGGTCCAGGCGCGGCAGGTACAACACGCCGCTTCGCGGGTCGCGCGGCAACTGATCGAGATAATTCTGGTACACCTGCCAGCGGATTTCTCCAATCGTGGCGAGACCGACGCCGTCCGATTGGTACACCGCCAACGTTGGATCATCGCCGGCAGCCACAAAAAAATTGGGGTTGATCGTGCATTGCAACTGCATAGTCGCCTGCACGGTGTTCGCGAAAATCGCGCCGCGCAAATCGAAATCCGAATACGAAAACGGAACTTCGTAAAACATCGAAACGTCGTATGTTCCGCCGCCATCAGGAATTTCCGCTGGCGCGTAAATCACGAAATTGTTTTCGCCAGAAAAAGTATATGGCGGGGGAGCACCGACGCCATCAACGCGCACGCCATAGCCACAAGGGCTGTCGTTGAGGTAGCTCGCGCCGTAGACGCGGTTGCGCCGTACCGACGACAACGCGAACAGGTGCCACCCGCTTGTATTAATGCGCTGATTGTTCGCCAAATCTGTAAAGATGACGTTGCTCAGAAAGTTCGCCAGCCCATATGGCGTCAGCGTCATAGTGGCGGTCGCGTGCGCGGTAATCGTAGCAGTGAGCTTAACGACGAGCCTTTTCACAAGGCCGACATTGCGTAGTTGAATTGTGAGCACGCTGCCCGGCCCGGCGTTGGATGGCTGCAAGGGATTAAGCCCCTGCCACATATTCACTGCGGGGGGCTGGCCCATGCCGCCCCGAGTAATGAGATCGCGGATCATGAGGTTTTCCATGACCGGATCGCGCGAGGGCGCGGCGCCGTTTCCATTCGATCGCATGTTCAAATTCTCCCGTTATACAATATAGTCTTTATTCTCGGTCGGCGCGATAAGCGTCATGCCGGCCGCGACAATCGCGAGCATAAGCCAAACCACAATCCAGTTGAGCGGATTGCGGAGAAGCTCCCAATTGAGGAAGCTCATGACATCAACCCCAGAACGGGAGGCGTCGCCTGCGAGCCAGAACCGTTACGCATGAATGCCTGTGAAACGAGAACGGCAAGCAGATAGCCGAGACTGGCCATAAGGACAACCGTAATCCAATTCTCGATCGTCCAACTGATAAAAACTCCGTTCATGTTGCCTCACACAAAAATTGAGGCAAGGACGATAAGTCCCGCCAAAGCCATTACAAACGTCTGCATGTTCGCCCTCACAGTTTAAACATCAGCACAAGGAAACACAGCAGTACAACCAGCACCGCTACAATGTTCTGCATGTTGAAAGTCATTACGGCCCCCTAAGCCCATAATGGTCTCGGAACTTTATCGGCGATGCGTTCCCGCAGGATCGCAGGCTCAGGAACTGGCGAAAGTATAACGGTTTCATTCTTGGCGACATCGTGCCAGTAGCAATGAAATTGCGGGAGCGGACGGTCTAAATCGACTGGCACGAAACTTTCAACGGTTGCGTGATCGCGGCG